CATGTTTAAGTGTTAGAATCGTAAACGATTGCTTTAGTATTTTGATTCAAGTTACTTGAATATGTTAACGCATAGCGACCAGTAACAGTAGCACTTGCTGCTGTAGTCAAGTTAGCTGTATTTAAGGTATCAGGAATACCTTTTAGAATTATCATTACGCATGGATTCCATCCTGCGAACTTACTTCCGTTAGTCGATGCCTGTGCCATACGTTGATACGGTACGGATTTGTTAATTTGATAATTAAACAAATGCTTGTGTATCGAGTTATCTTGAGCTATAACTCTAGTCTCTTTTATTACATCCCAAGTTCTTGTGAATGTAACAGAATCTGTTGGCCTTGCCGCAGGGTTTCTGCCCTTGAGTGATGTATAGTTATCGTCCAACATCATAGTATTCGCTGACGCTACTCCTTCATGGAAACACCAAGAAGGTGACATATAACCTTCGGCATATGTCTCACTATAAAAAGTCGTTGGACCAAGGTCAAACTTCGGTACTAAATCATAGATTGTTATCTCACATGGTGATGGCAGACGAATTGTTAACTCGCCAGTCAAGTTGTGGAAATGCAACGAGGTGTTGGTTGACAACTGTTCTACAGTCTGTTCGACACCAGTGTTGTCTAATATCTTCATAACCGGTCTCAATGCTTTGTCGAAAGCTCGCTTTAGCGTTAGCTTACTCCAATCCGCGTTTGTTCCCGGGTTATTTAAAACTGGCTCTACATCTAAAATGTTAAAGTCAGCAAATTGCTGTTCACCAGCGGAAGAAAAGACTTCCATCTTAACGGCTCGTTTTTCAATATAAATCTGACGATTATCGTCGAGCTTTTGTGGAGCTCGATAACAGTAATATGTACTACTGTGAGTTACACTGTTTACAGTCTTGGTATCAAGGAGTGTCCTTTTAAAGGACTCTTGTTTTGTTGCGCCTATACGTTGTCCGTTGGCGCCAATCACACGCTTCACTTGTTCTTTAGCAAGCTTTGCACCTACGGCGTTAATACCTTCGAAAGCTATTTCTTTTTTTGATTGAGCTATCGCTGCTTCCAAAGCGCTTTTTGCTACGCGGCTTGCTGATCTTCTAAGAGGAGAAGATCTCATGTATCCTCCAGATACTTTAGGAATAGACGATTTACGTCTTTTATAAGTAGTAGACTTTGTCTTTACTGCCATAATAATTATTATTATTGTCAGGAATATTCATCATGGGGGGGTAGGACCGAGACCTCTCCGGTAATACTAACCGACCGGTCTCGGCCCTATCCCCCCAAACCCCCCAGTTTTTTTTGAATTCATCTGAGATTAATATCTATTATAACACAAATATTTCTACTCGCAATCTTTGTGGGAGTCGCTCACCCGCGTCTGGTTCCTTCCGACTTTCGAAGAACCATTCGTCTCCTTGGCTAAACCCACTAGAAGTGCGTGTATGGAATCTAGTTTAGAATCCATATTGTCTTGACGAATTCTTAAATTCGACAAATCATTTTCTTGAGTTTTGACTATCTCAAACAACTCATTATCCATTTGACATTTTAAAGTTAAACTTTTTAATGTGGTGCCATAGTATCTTTCTTTATACTTTGGATTTGTTTTATCCTTATTGGATACAACATACTTTCTTGCTTCATCGAGTGAACCGCGCATTCTTTCAATATGGGCGCGAGGCCATATCTGTTTCACTTTATTAAAAGAGGTTGGTTTAGAAAACACAACTACCATTTGATAATGCCGAGTACCGGCTTTACCTTTTTCGAATCCATATAAGATGTATTCAATACCATGTTTTTTTAAAACAGGGAAGGCTTTATAGAACTCTGCTTTTGTAGAAAAGACAGAGAAATCTTTATGGGATTGCCACCCAACTGAAAAGGGATCCTTGCTAGCTTTAAAAGCTTCTACTTCTTCTCTGAATTCTTCAGATTCATTTAATAAATAATCCCCAGAATGAGGATTATTTATTGTTAATACATATCCATGTTGTTTCATGTTTAAGTGTTAGAATCGTAAACGATTGCTTTAGTATTTTGATTCAAGTTACTTGAATATGTTAACGCATAGCGACCAGTAACAGTAGCACTTGCTGCTGTAGT